TAACAGGACAAGACAAAGTAGAAGCAAAGTTAGCTGAAGATGTTGCACAAGTAGAAGCTGAAAAGATGGAACTTCTTAAACAACGTGATCCTAAAGACTATCACACACGCAAGAAAGAACCTTGGGTAAATGTTATCGATATTAAAGTTAACGAAGAGAATGTGCGTAACGGCTTCTTTGAACTTGACTGGAATGAATACTTTATCGCACAACTTGTCGAAGCAGGTTATGGTGTAGAGAATGATCCTGAAGAAGAAATTGTAGATAGATGGTTCCGTGACATTGTGCATAACATGCTAGAGGCTGACGGCGAAGACACTAGTCGAGGTGCTGGATACATTAATGTTGTTCCTATTAGTAAAGGTAAGTCAGAAGTTAGTTGACAACATTGATAAATGATGTTATACTATATATAAATTAACACAATAAAAGGCAATACAATGGCAACTTATGTACTAGTAGACACAGCTAATACTTTCTTTCGAGCGCGGCACGTAGTACGTGGCGATATTGATACGAAAGTAGGCATGGCACTACATATCACACTTAACAGTATTAAAAAAGCTTGGAATGACTTTAACGCAGATCATGTTGTATTCTGTTTAGAAGGTCGTAGCTGGCGCAAAGACTATTATGAGCCTTACAAGCGTAATAGGCAAGTTGCACGTGATAAGATGACTGTAACTGAAAGTGAAGACGATAAGGCGTTTTGGGAGATCTTTGACGAGTTTAAGAACTTTGTTACAGAAAAGACTAACTGTACTGTTATGCAACACAAGCAACTAGAAGCAGATGATCTTATTGCAGGTTGGGTGCAAGCACACCCTAATGATCATTGTGTTATTATTAGTACAGACGGCGACTTTGCACAACTAGTAGGCCCTAACTGCACACAGTACAACGGTGTTGCTAATGTAACTATTACAGATCAAGGCTATTTTAACGATGACGGTTCGCCTGTTATTGAAAAGAAGACACAAGAGATTAAGCTTGCACCGCAGCCTGACTTTATGTTGTTTGAAAAGTGTATGCGTGGCGACACAAGTGATAATGTGTTTAGTGCTTACCCTGGTGTGCGTAAGAAAGGCACTAAGAATAAAGTTGGTCTTATTGAAGCTTACGCTGATAAAGACACAAAAGGTTATAACTGGAATAACATGATGCTACAACGTTGGACTGATCATGAAGGCGTAGAACATCGCGTACTTGATGACTATCAGCGCAATGTAGTACTATGTGACTTGACTGCACAACCTGGTAACATTAGAAGTATTATTAATGATGTTATTGAAGATAACATGCAGCCTAAAAGTGTTGATCAAGTAGGCATGCGCCTTATGAAATTCTGTGCAAAGTGGGATATGCAACGTATTGCAGATCAAGCACAGTCTTTTGCAAAACCATTACAAGCGAGGTACCCTGTATGACAATTAAAGCAAAGCCGATAGTAAAAGATAAATTCTGGATCGTTGAAAACAATGAAGAACGTATTGGCACAATGTCCTGGAACGATGATCGTTATATGTTTAGCAGTAAGATAGAAACATGTTTCTTTGATACTAAGCGTGAAATGAAAAAACGATTTGGCACAGATATTGTTTGGACTGAACATGACTCTAGCCAAGATATAGTCGTTAGTTTAGAAAACATAGTGCATGGATTTCCAACTAGTGTTACTCCATTCAATACTATGTATGATGTAGTACGTAAGCTTCCTTTGTTTACTAAGTCAGATAAATCAAAGAGCGCATATTGCGCAGGCTATTACGTTATTAAATTTGACAAAGGCTGGGTTAAGAGTTTTTGTCCTAAACAAATTACAATTGAACGTTATGAATTTAAAGGTCCATTTAAAACAGAGATGGAAATGAGATCGGAGTTATCAATTGCAAACCGTTGAACCGTTAAACACACTTCCATTGCAACAATTTTTACAAGCAGTTAAGGCTGCTGAACAAGGTCGTGCAAGAGAAGTTAAGCTGGATATGAACACGGCTAAGAATCTAGCGTTTGCGCTAGGCATTGTAATGACTCGTTTACATGGCGACTTAGAAAAGCTTGTAGCAGATTCTAAAGATAATAGTAATGAAGAAATTGTTATTAAGTTAGATGGAGGATCGAATTTTTAATGGTACAGATAGTAGATAACTTTTTGCCGGCGAACTTGTTTGCACGGTTTCAGCACTTAATGATGGGAGCAGAGTTTCCATGGTACTTTGTACTTGGTGTTGCAGATCACAAAGATGATGATTATTACTTTATACATAATATATACGGATGTAAAGAACACGACAACGGTGACGGACAAAAATATCGTGATGTAGAATCTCAATATTTTAAAGACTTTGAAATGTTGTTACATTTTATAGAAGAGAAACTTAAATTTCAAACTCACGAGTTACTTAGAATAAAATGTAATCTATATACTAATCAAAATGTTGAGAAAGCACATGCTCCGCATATTGACATGGAAATTCCTCATCATACTGCTATCTTCTATCTCAATAGCAATAATGGTCCTACTACTATTGGAGACCAAGATGTTGAATCTGTAGCTAATAGACTTGTATTATTTGATGGATTAACTCCGCACAATAGTAATATGCAAACAGATGTTGCTGAACGTATAAACATTAATATAAATATGCGTGGTGAATTTTTAAGTGCGTAGATAACTTTAAAAAAAGATAAATATATGCGTAGTTAATTAAAAGGAATTACGCATATGAGCAGGCCTAAGCCAACAGTTATTTTAGAAAACATCAACAACAAGACTTATAAGAGTGAACAAGTATTAGAAGCAGAAGCTATCTGGGCAGTGTTTTACTTAGAGAAGCCATTTAATCTTAAGAGTGCAAATGCACTTACTAATTATCCAGGTCCTAAGTATAAGAAAGTTAGTTTTTCTAATCCCGGGCATGCACATAATCTTGCTAAGAAACTAAACGAAATGTTTAAGTGTGGGGACTTTAATGTTCACAAGCTTACAGCAGGCGAAATAGTTACTGAGGTATGAGTACGAGCAAGATGAACTGGAAAGAAACATATACTAAGCTTTTTTTAAAAGAACTGGGTAAAAGTATAAATGATCTTACAGTTTCAGAATACATGCCTATATGGTGGAAAAACAATAGAGATAAGCTCTCAGGTGGTCTGCGACTAACAGAAGCAGGATTTGATGTACTGACTGAAATAGATCTAGCTGTATATGATATTCCATATCCAAGAGATGTACCGTTATCCACACAGGTAATCATACATCTTGATAAATTTATTGATTGCCCTTATTATTTAACAAACAGAAGTATTATAGTAACAAACGAAAGAAAGGCCGTTGAGCTAACTCTTTTCAGCGGAGATTTACGTAAATACGGGTTAACTAAAGCAATTACTCGTCAGAAATAAATACATATCATGAAAGAGAGATTATTATTATGGCATATTCAGAAAAAGTGTTAGACCATTACGAGAACCCCCGTAATGTAGGTAAGTGGGATCCTGCTAAGAATATTGGCACTGGAATGGTTGGTGCGCCAGCCTGCGGCGATGTAATGCGTTTACAAATTAAAGTAGGCGATGATGGCATTGTGGAAGACGCATGTTTTAAAACATACGGTTGCGGCAGTGCTATTGCAAGTAGTAGCTTAGTAACTGAAATGATTAAGGGAATGACACTAGATGAAGCAGATCAAATAAAAAACACAGATCTTGCGCATGAACTTGCTTTACCGCCAGTTAAAATACATTGCTCAGTACTAGCAGAAGATGCAATTAAGGCAGCAGTTGCAGATTATAAGAAAAATAACCCATAAAAACCAAAGAAAAAGGTTGACAAATCGTGTAGATGTGTTATTATATATGTATAGTTTAAAAACATGCACTGATAACTTAGAGGGTAGTAAAGATGGAAAATACACGTACAGTAACTCCAAATAGCGCAAAAAACAGCATCAAGCATGCGCTAAAGAAGAAACGTCCAATATTTCTTTGGGGCGCACCAGGTATTGGCAAATCTGAGATTGTAGAACAGATTACTGATAGCCTATCAAATTCACATTTAATTGACATTCGTTTGTCACTTTGGGAACCTACAGATATTAAAGGTATTCCATACTTCGACAGCAATTCAGGTACAATGGTGTGGGGCGCACCTAGCGAACTTCCAAGCGAAGAGTTTGCTGCTCAATTTGATCATATTGTACTATTTTTAGACGAAATGAACTCGGCAGCGCCTAGCGTACAAGCGGCAGCATACCAGTTAATTCTTAATCGTCGTGTAGGGCAATATAAGTTACCAGACAACGTAATGATTGTTGCGGCTGGTAACAGAGAAGCTGACAAAGGTGTTACTTATAGAATGCCTGCTCCGTTAGCAAACAGATTTATCCACTTAGAACTTGCTGTATCATTTGATGACTGGTTCCAGTGGTCGGTAGTTAATAACATCAATACAGATGTTGTTGGTTACTTAACTTTTGCAAAGAAAGACTTATATGACTTCGATCCTAGAAGCCCAAGTCGTTCATTTGCAACACCTCGTTCTTGGACATTTGTTAGCGAATTGCTAGACGATGACCTAGACGAAGCAACTACTACCGACTTGGTAGCAGGTGCAGTTGGAGAAGGGTTGGCTCTTAAGTTTATGGCACACCGTAAAGTTGCCGCAAGCATGCCTAACCCATCCGACATCTTAGCAGGAAAAGTAAAAGAGATGAAGTCCAAAGAGATCAGTGCAATGTACTCCCTAACTGTGTCTCTTTGCTACGAGTTAAAAGAAGCATCAGACAAGAACGATAAGAAGTTTGATGACAAAGTTAACAACTTCCTGCGCTTTTCAATGGATAACTTTGATACTGAGTTAGTAGTAATGGGCATCAAGCTTGCATTAACACAGTATTCATTGCCCATTGATCCAGATGAAGTGCAATGTTTTGATGAATTCCATGAGCGTTATGGCAAGTATATTAAAGCTGCACAAGAAGCATGATACAAAACGGGCGGGCTCTTTTGAGCTCGTCTGTTCTTTTATAAATAAAATGGTTGACATATCTATTAAAGATGCTATAATATATGTATAAGTTAATAAAGAAAGGGCAAATATAATGACTGCTAAAGATACGCAAACTAAGTTAAAAAACTTTACTCCAGATCCGGATATTACTCCAGAAGCATTAGAAGAGATGCGTGTAATAGTTATGGACCGTATTATTACAGCACGTATTGGTTTGCTATTGCGTCATCCGTTCTTTGGCAACATGGCTACACGTTTGCGTATTGTTGCTGCCGATGAGTGGCTAGGTACTGCCGCAGTAGACGGACGTAACTTATACTACAACACACAATTCTTTAATGCAATGAATAACAAAGAAATTGAATTTGTTGTTGCACACGAAATTTTGCATATGGTATTTGATCACATGGGACGTAGAGATGACCGTGATCCTGTGATCTATAACATTAGCGCAGACTATATTGTAAACAATACACTAGTACGTGATCGTATTGGAACTATTCCAAGTATTGTAAAATGTTATCAAGACTTTAAATACGAAGGTTGGACCAGCGAAGAAGTATATGACGATGTATACGAAAAAGCAAAAGAGATGGGCGACGAGTACTTAAAGCAATTAGGTGAAATGCTAGACGAACATCTCGATTCAGAAGATGACGGTACTGGCGATGGCGGCAACGACGACAGTGAAGCAGAAGATAGCAATGGCAATGCTACTAGCTCTTCTAAGCCTAAGTACAGCAAAGAAGAAATAAAGCAGATTAAAGATGAGATCAAAGAGAATATGATCTCAGCGGCACAAAGTGCAGGTGCTGGTAATGTTCCTGCAGAAGTTGCGCGTATGATAAAAGAGCTTACTGAACCTAAGATGAACTGGCGCGAAATACTACGTCAGCAAATACAAAGTATAATTAGAAGTGATTATACGTTTAGTCGTCCTTCACGTAAAGGACAAATGAGCGGTGCTATACTTCCTGCTATGGACTTCCAAGATACTATTGATCTTGCAGTAGCTATAGATATGTCAGGTTCAATTGGTAATAAGCAAGGCGAAGACTTCTTAGGTGAAATTAAAGGCATCATGGACGAGTATCAAGACTACAACATTAAAATATGGTGCTTCGATACTCAAGTATATAACGAACAAGACTTTAGTTCAGATGGCGGAGAAGACTTATTAGACTACGAAATTATAGGCGGTGGTGGCACTGACTTTATGGCTAACTGGACATACATGAAAGATCAAGACTATGTTCCTAAGAAGCTCATTATGTTTACAGATGGGTATGCATGGGATAGCTGGGGTGACGAAGACTACTGTGACACAGTGTTTATTATCCACTCGCATCATGATAAAAACTTGCAAGCACCATTTGGACAAACAGCACATTATGATGAGGCAGCATAAATGACGTTTGAAGTATATCCGTTATTTCCTACTGTAATAGCCAAGAAGAATCTTGCTATAGAGTTCAATGAAGAAGAACTAACTGAACTATATACTACGGATCTTTTCCTGCAAGGATTAGGAAACGGAGCATCATTTGATGAGCACCTATTAGAGAATCCTAAGTATGCAAGATTAAAAGAAGTATGCTTACGCTATGCACAAGACTACTTTACTGATGTTATGAGATATAGATATCCGCTTCACATAACTAATTCTTGGTTAAACGTAACACAAGAAAATCAAGAACATATGATGCACAATCATACTAATAGTATGGTATCGGGTATACTATATTTAAAGACTATGGGCAGTGTTCCGTCAATTATGTTCACTAGTAACACGCCTACATTTATGTTAAACTTACAACGTGACGAAGCTAATATGCTTAATTCAATGGTGTGGGAATTGCCAGTTGAAGATAATTGCATTGTATTGTTCCCATCACAATGTTTCCATTCTGTAAAAAGGAACCTATCATCTAACGAAAGAATATCTATTGCGTTTAATACGTTTATTAAAGGTAAGGTAGATAATGCTCCATGCGGTGGAAACTTAGATTTAGGATAACATGATAAAAAATAAAAAAATAAATCCATTAAATGTATTTGAAGTAAGGCAAGCTAAATCGGCTCCGCCGCACTTTGAGTACGTTAATCTGCCTATGACATATAATATCGAAGGTACTATTGTCAAATGGGTAACTAACAACTTAAAGCACCGTTTCTATGTTGGAAAGAATGTAACATTAGACGGCACTAATAAGTTAACACAAGTACTAACAGTGGGATTTGAAGAAACAAAAGACATGAGTTTCTTCATGTTAGCTTGTCCACATTTGAAGTACAAATAAATAAACAGCGCATATATACTATACAAGGAGACAATTATGAGCGAAGAAACTAACGTTGAAGTAACTGCACCAGAAGTGGCAGCAGAACAGGCAACAGAACAACAAGGCCCGGACTTGACTGTACAGGACTTACAAGCATTAAAAAGTATCATTGATGTTGCTAGTCAGCGTGGCGCTTTTAAGCCTAATGAAATGATGACCGTTGGACAAACTTATGGCAAGCTAGAAACATTCTTAGCAGCCGTTGCACAACAACAACCCGCAGAAGGAGCATAATATGTTAAAGCACGTAGGCCGAATGGCACACAATCAAAGAAGGATCGTTGTAGCGTACAAAGTAGTTCCGGGTGAGCCTGAGAACTGTATTGTAGTAACAACTGAAAACCTAGAAGCAGCTGATCACGATAACTTAATGAAGCTAGTAGAATCACCTTCAGGACAACAAGCAGATGATTTAGCAACTGTAATGATGCGTACATCGCTATCAGACGGCAGCAACATGCTTGCGCGTTTTCACACAACCGGTAAGATGGTTAAAGTTAAAACGTCAGCTGTTGAAATGGTTCCAAACAGAAATTCTGTTATTATGCTAGACAAGTTGAATGAAGCAATTGCAGCCCAAAAAGGTGTCACAGTTGCTGACATGGCTTTAAAAGGTAAAGCTGATCCTACTGTTGTTGCAACAGGTGGCGCGCCAGTAATAACTGCTGAACAAATGGCTAATCCTACTCCTGTTGCTGCACCTGTTGACGGTGTTTTAACTGATGATGCATTAGCTGGACAGTATCGTTCACAAGCAGATGCATTGTATAAAGAAGCTAAAGCACTAAGAGCTCAAGCAGAAGATTTAGTTCCTACTGTTAAGAAAGCCGCTAAGAAGACTACTGCAAGTGCCTAAAAATAAATTGCCTGCTGAAGTTATTAGTCAATGGCCAGAAATATTCAACGATGTTGAAATCAAAGCTGTACCAATCGAGTATATACACAGTGTCCATGTTTACTTTCACGACGGAAAGATATGGGAGATAGACATGGATAAGCAGGCAGAAGCTGGCAATGCGCTAGTTGAAAGTAGTTTAGAAACGTTTCTTGAACAGTATAATGAAGAAATATCACATGTTGATTTTCGTTTAGACACTACAAAAGTTGTCAAAGACGTTAAGAAAAGAACTGCAAGCTTTATGAAAAAGCGTAAGTAGATTTATCTTAAATTGTATAAATACTAGTAATAAGATATTCCAGGAGTTTAAAACATGGCATTACGGCTAAGACGCGGTACAGATAGCGAACGTCAACTGATAACACCAGTAGAAGGTGAGTTAATCTACACTACTGACACTAAATTACTATACGCAGGTGACGGTTCTACTGTTGGCGGCAATGTAGTAACTGGCGCAGGTGTAGGTACTCCAACTACACTAGGCGCACTTCAAGATGTTGATTCATCCTCAGCTACAAATAACCAAGTGTTAACTTGGATTGCAGGCAGCAATAGATGGGAAGGCACTACAATACCAAATGCAGGTGTTTTATCATTAAATGACTTGTCCAACGTCGACACTGGCGCAAGTATTGCTAACGATAGTGTTGTAGCATACGACGGTGTTAACTGGGTTAGTAGAACCGTTGGTGACTTGTTTAATAACAATCCGCAAGTAAA